TAAATTTATTTGAAATTTATTAACAAACATCTGGATTGGCTGTTTTAACTATGAATTTATCTGTTATTCTTTCACCAGTTGGGTCCGCTGGGAATTTACTGTAATAAAGCCCCCATAACCCAAATTGGTCTTGTCTTCTTAAATGGAAACAAAGATTTTGATACAAATAATGGCTACCATTTAAAAATGGGTAATCCAATGGTTTTTCGTCTGTTTGATTAAAACCTATTTCTATTAAATCTCTCCATAAATATCTACCGTCACCAGTATTATAAGCATAATCTGGAATACCCTCTGTTTTGTCATCACCTTCTTCAATGTAGTTAGAAAATTGTCTAATTTTCATTTGATAATGTGCTTGATAAAAATAACCTTCTTGACGAGGACCTAGGTTAGTTTGGTTGTATGATGGTTGACCAGTTGGTGTTGATGGTTGTGCGGCAACATAATTAAGTGTTGCTGGTGATTCTCTATTCACTGTATTAAACCTATGTGAAACAATCGATAACGGAACTTCTAATAACGTTGTTGTGTTGTATTCAACCAAATCACCATAATAATCGATATTATTAGGAACGTTGTTATTATTGTTGATTGTAACATTAATCTCCAATGGCGTATGACTTGGAAAAGGTAGCAAACCACCGTTGTGGATTCTGTTGATAGCTGGAACATCTGTTTTTAAAAACGTGTTGATGTTGCTGGTTGTTAATTTGTTCATGAATGGTGTTTCAATACCAGATGAAACATGACCAAACAATCCGTTGCTATCTGTTTTTATCATCGTTAAATATATTTCACTCAATGGTCTACCTAAATTATCTGTCAAATCCGTTACATCAATGTCTTCATTGAAAACATATTGAATGATTTGGTCATTGAAAAAGTTTTCACTAAACCCTACTTGATAGGTTTCATAATCATCTTGTTCCATCACTGGCGTGGCTTTGGTTTTGATTTTTCTGAATTTTCTAAAATAGTATTCCGACTCAACACCATTAACCAATTTTTTCATTCTGGAAGTGTTATTGATTGTACCAGTATTTGGTACGTCAATAACGAAGTAATAATCTTTGTAGTCACCGTTGCTCATACCAAGTGTTACAACCTCATGCTCGCCATCGTAACCATTGGTTCCGACAATTCTAACCGTATCACCAATTGATAAATTATGGCGAACAGCAACACCTATTGCGGTCATCGGTCTAGTTGACACTTCTGTTGACAGAGTTTCAATAATCAATAAACCACCGTTAACCAGTTTATGTGTTTTATCCATGGTTTTTGGGTAGGTGATAACCAATTCCCAATTTTTTACTGGTTGTTGTCCAGCAGTCCCATGAAAAGGGTAAACATCTGGTAAAAAAGAGAATCGCTCTCTTTTTGGTTCCATATCAAAATAATTACAAAGCGATGCTTTTGTAATGTCTGGGTCGAAATGACCAAACCAACCATCTTTTTCTTTTAGGTAATATTTTATGGCACCATTATAAGTAAAATCACCATCATCATTTACATCACCATCGTGTGGGTATGACCAATCTAAGAAATCCAAACTGTTAAAACCAGCCCATGTATATTTGTCCAATAACAAAGGGTCATTCAAATTAAACAACGGATTACTAACCAAAGGGTTTATAGTACCAATTAATCGGTAATATTTACATCTTTGTCTTTCTGTGTTGAATCTCTCGGCAACATTTACAATTCTATAAATGTCATTTGTTGGTAATAATCTTTCACTACCTTCAATATTGACTTTTAATAAAGTATCAGTATTCACCGATGATTTCGATGTTTCGCTGTTTAATCTTTGTTTTGTTCTTTCTGTACTCATTTTTATCCGTTTACTACTATTGAACAACCAACGCTATCCGTAACTGTTGATGATAACATCACTGATTGTGGGTAGTTATAAATGTTATTTGCGTTACCATTGTAAATTTGGTAAGGTGCCGCTGTGTATGGTCCAATACCACCACCAGCGTTAAGTATTTTGTGTAAATAAGTCTGACCATTGAATTGGTAAGGCGCACCATTTGCAGCCCAGTTACCAGCCAATTGTGCTGTTGGTAATGTAATCGGTATTTGAATGGTATTTGACGTACAAAGTACGTTATCCGTTACCGTTACCGTTACAATACATGATGATGCTGGTAAACCACTAGGCATAGGCACGTTTGCCGTAATTTCTTGTTGGTTACCATTAACAACTGTGTATTGTGTTGTACTAGTTAATTGACCTAAAGCGTTTATACCTTTAACCGTATATGTTACAGCATAAGGTACTCTAGCTGTAGAACCAGCTACCAAGTGACTAATATTGAATTTGAATTTAACTTGGTTCGGTACACATTGTTTTGTGTTATCCACACCAGTTGTATTGATACTCAATGTTGTTACTGGTAATCTAATTTCATCACCACTAATTGTTATCTCTTCACTAAAACATGTTTTAGCCGCATTGGTCATTCTAATTATTATTTCATCTTGGAACAACGTAGATGGTAGTACCAATTCCAACGGTGTTGTTGAATTGACATAACCGTTCAATGTTGTTGATATCCAAATAGGTGCACCGTTAACATCTTGAGCACCGTCCAAAGAATAATCCAAATAAACTGTTGAACCAGCAGCCCATGGACTCGTAACATACAACTTGATGTGGTAATTGTTAGGGTCACATTGTTGTAATAAGTCTTGTGGTGGTGCCGCTTGAATCTCCATAAATGGATTCATATAAACTAGTGTATTTGTTGTAAACGCATGTGTACCCAAACCATCAACTACTTCTGTCGTATATGTTCCAGCTGACAAGTTATTCATATTTAATGCACTACTTGTAAAGCCTTGTGGTGTTGTAGTATTTGCTGAATATGGCATTTGACCACCATTAACCGCAATATGAATACTACCAGTTGACGCACCATAACACAATATTTGTGTAACTGTTGGTGTAAGGATTACTGGTGTTGCACCATTTACTACCAAATTATTCACAACAGCTTGACCGTTGGCTGAATCCGTGACTACTAGTGTATAACCGTGACCCGTAGGTTGGAAACAAGTGTTAGCCGCCAAATCAACACCTAAGTTTGGAATTGTTAATGGTGCCGATGTAATTGTAGCTGGTCCAGCTACAGGTGCACAACTACTATTATAAAGCGTGTATGTCCATGTACCTTGACCACCACCAATAGCTGATATAGTTATTTCACCGTTAGACGCTGACGCTGTTGTACAATCATGACTAACATACGCATCTGCAAACAACGCTGGTGGTCCACTTATTGTAAATGTTTGTATTACTGGTTGACCTATTGAATCATAACCTGTAATTGTATAAACACCAATAGGTAAGTTGGTAAGGGTTCCAGTTGGTTGTGTATTGTTTTGACCCACAACTGTAACGTTAGTGTAACCGTTAGGCCCACTAGTTGTTGCTGTGTATGGTGCATCACCACCAACAAATGTAAATGTTGCCGTACCGTCTGTTGAACCTGTTGTACTGGTTGGTGTTGTTGTAACTTGTAATACAAATTCTAAATCTGTTTTTGGGAAACATGGTGTGAAGAAACGTTGATTCATAACTTCTAACGCTGTTTTACCAGGAAGGATACCAAAATAGAAATAGTATGAGTGTTGTGGTTGCCCAAACACACCACCGTTTACTGGGTTACCAGCAACAGAATACCCTCTAAATCTAACATAGTCTGGACCATTCTGTGTTGTATCCGTAAAATCATAATTACCCAAGTTGTTAAGGTTAAAATTAGTAGTATAAGGTAATGTTAGGTTCCATGAGTTTGTTGTGGAGTTAAGACCCAAGAATACATCTCTAAACCATTTTGGTCTATCTTCATCATCCAAGTCTAAATCTCTTAAACCAATAACACCGTCAGTTTCATTACCAACACCTCTATATTCATCCAATTCAACACCATATTCACATAAGTGTCTGATGTTTAAACATTGTCTTCCACTAACGTGTAAACCTAAACAGTTAATACTAAAAAATAAACCAACAGTGTTACCGTCAACATCACATTGACCCGTTGTTAAAACTGTTGTGTAATCATCAGCAACTTCTTGATTTGCTGGTGGTATTTTATACGATGTAGGTATTAAAAATGGTTGTAATTTTGGCACACCTTGCCAGTCACAACTAAATACAGCACCTAGATTGATAATATCTGTTGCGAATAGTTTAAGTCTAGCGTCATGTGTTGAAGCAGCATAGAAAAACTCATCACCAATTTTTTTGATAACACCTTCTCTAATACCACCACTTTCGTTGCTACTATATTGTTGATTTTTACTACCACCATCAAAGCAAACATCCATCAAGTGATTGGTTCTACAGTTATTATCTGGAACACCATTTTTATTACCATCAACAGTTGTTGCGTTAGGGTCGTTAACAAAATCATCACAATCATATTCACAGAAAAGTTCTTTTTTCTTTCTTTTCTTTTTGTATTTCAATAAAAACGAGTATAATGACCCGTTTACCCAATCATTATAAAAATCAAACTCAAATAAATTCATTCTTTGAGCCATTTGGAAAGCGATACAGTCATCTAAACCACATAAATCACCAAAACCACCATGACCGAAATTATCACCATCATAATACGTTGGTTCACTACCTTGGTCAACCAAAGCATCAAATGAGTGACCAAAATCTAAACCGTTACGTTTACAACCTGGTGCGTATATTGCTGGGTTTTCATCTGCTGGACATCTAACATAGATACATGGAACATAATCAATTTCTGGTATTAACAATCGACATGTAAAACACAAGAAACTGAAAATTCTAACCCCAAGTATTCGCCTACGACAGACCCTACAGAATATACCTATCAAACTATTCCATGCTCGAATGAAAATGTTGATAATTGCAAACACCAAATTAAGCAACGGAATCAATAATACGTTTATGATATAAATCATAAAACCAATAATCTTGATTATCAAACATATGATAAAGAAAATTGGTGATGTTGATGTATTTACTCTGTTAAAAGGGAACGGTGTTTTATCACCAGCACACGCATCGACATCTTTGATACCCATCATGTTTCTTGTATGGACACCACCACCAGTCAACGGTGTAACTTGTTGGAATCTGGAAATAAAATTACTTACTGAATAAATTTTATTCCAATATAAAGACCTAAAGCTAGTTTTTTTCGTTTTTTCACCAAACTCGTAATCAATTTCATTTGAATTAGTGGGGTTGTTTGGAACCAAATACTTGGCTCTGGTTCTAAGCCTACCTTCACCACCTGTTTGGTCCATACCAATTTTAAAACGAACGCTAGCTCTGGTAGGTACACCTTTGTTTGGGTCATCTGATAACACCAAATCACCAAACTCATCGGTAACCATATAATCTAGGTTCATTGGTACTTGATAAGCCCACGCACCATTTTGGTCAATAAGTCTACCACCTTCAATGTCGATTTTTTCAATCGTTCCATCGATGGTTTCTCTAATCATCTCAATCGTTCCTTCGTTAGCAACTTGGTCACATAGTTTACCCAAATCTCTTCTAGGAATACAGTGTTTATTTACACTATTCTTATCTTGGTCACCAAATATACTACCCATAAAGATAGCACAAGGTCTAATATTGTAGTTTAAATCCAAATCAACTCTGGTAATACCAATCTCACAAGAGTCTTGGTCACCCCAGAATGGTTGTACGTTAACACCAGCGTTAGCCGATTTTACTTGAATCAATCTATCTAAATTAGTACCACCTTTGAATTTGGTTGGGCTATCGAAAAACTTAAGTGGTGTTCCTTGGCTAATACTGTCATATGGTCTTTGTGAAACAATCCCAATATCAGATATATCGGCATCAACGTGAATCGTATATGTACCCACTGGAACACCAAAAATCATGAAGTCACCCGCATGATTGGTAGTTGTCGTAAATTTGTAGTATTTGCAATAGATATCCAACATTTCTGGGTTATCTAATATCTCTCTTTTATTTGGGAAAGTACCAATTGGTGTGAAACAATCATTGTCAGTCTCTGATGTTCTAGGTAACAAATTATATCTAACCCCATCACTATCTTTATCGGTCACTATCTCATATGGGTATAACCCTTTGATATGTGGGTCGTTTTTATCTACATCATCGATTGGTATGAAAATACTTACTCTAGCATTAGGCACACCAAAGCCGCTGTTAATGATAACTCTACCAGTAACAACTCCATAATCAGAACAAAAATTTCTATACGCATCTTCTTGTGATATTTTCAATGAAAGTACTTCTATAAAATCAAAATCTTGTTCTAATTTAACTTTTAAATATTTGTCGGTGCCATTAGGTGTTGTCCTAATTCTAACAGTATTGTTAGGCATATTTTAATTATTTGCTTTTATTTGTTATATCTTCCACATTTACCATGATAACATCATCTTCTGTTAAGTTTTCATAATCATCATCGTCATCATCGTCATCCTCATCATCTTTACTAAAGAATTTATTGGCTTTTACGAATCGATTGATTACTCTTCTTAAATCAATGTCTTTGTTTAACACTATCGTATCAAACATAAACCATATAATAGCAATCATTATTAGTGGTAGCAATGCAACACCAATCAAAAACCCTATGAATTTTACTACGTATTTGATTGACGTGCTTACTAAATTTTCTTTTCCTTCTAAAACATAATTCTGCGGCATCCCAGCAGAATTTTTACAATTACATCCCATTTTTTTATTTTTTGTTTTGTTATTTGTTTAAATATAGTGATTTCCAAACAATAAGGAAACCCTATTATTTAACTCTCACAACAATATCAACACTAGGGTATTTAACCTCAAACATTGTATTAGGGTCACCAAATAAAGTGTAATCCTCAGTCAAATAAATTTGTCTGTTAGATTGAGGATAGTAAGGTTGTGAAATTTCGTTAACACTATATTTTCCTTCACCTACTTTGTTGAAAACTCTAACATCCAAAACGTTCATAACTCCACCAACACTATTGATTACCTCAATTAATGGTGACATATAAATATTATCACCCATTTCGTATTTGTTGACATCCATGTAGTTTTTGACTTCGGTGATAACTTGACTGATGATTTGTGATTGTGGCATTTTTTTATCAATGTACAAATCAATTTCAAATGATAGATTTATAATACGACCATTTGTTATTTGAACATAATCATTTAACATTCTATAATCAGCCAAATATGTTGCTATGTTATCCCTAAGTGTGCTGGTTGAATTATTGGTTAATTTACCGTTTGAATCCAACCCTAAAACGTAAACTTTGATTTTGTTTTGTTCTTCCATAACACCACATCTGTATGGTACACCAAATTTTCCAGGCATTTGAGCAATTCTAGTTTGATAATCTTTAATAGTAACCGCTCTATTTTGTGATGCAAAATTATAACGAACCATGTTTCTTATTTCTTCAACACTTGGTGCGTCTTTTCCACCCATAGCTGGGAATAAATTGTTTACTTTCAATGAGTTTTTTACAGCTTGATTTTTGGTTCCGTCTGGTCCATTAACCGTCATGTTTAATAACCCAACAGATTTTAACACGTTAGGTCCAATATTACTATCAGAACCACCACCAAGTCTGTATTTGATAAACATTGTTGTGTTTGCTGATGGGACACTACCCAATGAAAGATTGTTGATGAAATCACCGATTTGATTAACCAATTCTTTATTGGTGTCAAAATCACAAAGACTACTAGTATCTTGACTACCAGCACCAAAAATCATTTTGGTGAACCCTAAATCGGTGTATTCTCTTATGAATTTTTTGTTTGTTGTAATCCATTTTCCTGGTCTAACACCAGCGTTATCTGTAACTTTTGAATTATCCTCTATGAAAACTTTATCCTCAGCCAAAGCATCCATTTCGAACCATCTATTATCCAAATTGTTAAATTCACTTAAGTTTGGTGTACCGATGTAGTTTGTTCCTGGTAATGTGATTACAGAATCAATCGATAAAACATTATCTTCTGGTAATATAACCTCCAAGAATGGTCTTACATCTGTTTGAGTGATTACTCTTTTAAAAATTCTTGTATAACCATTCATTACAATTTCTCTTTTGGTTATTGAATAGTTAATCAATGTACCGTTAGAATTGAAATTAGGTAGGATGATTCTGTTTGGAACACCACCAATAGTAAACGGACTTGAAAAATCAATATCATTCGTAGTTTCAAAGATTTTACCAGCACCAGATACTTGAGAACCAGCAGAAATCATAGGTGCATATGAAATATCAAAACTATCACCCAAAACAGGTACTGTTACTGTGAAATCCACAATAGTTACACTTGGTCTTTTTCCTGGGATTTTTAACCCAAAAGTTCTAGCCATTGAAAGAACTGATTTTCTTTCTTTAGCGTAATCGATTTGTGTTTCTTGAAACATTCTATCAGTGTTCGTTGATAACATGTCACCAACGGCAGCATTAAGCTCCAATAACATCATACCCACACTGGCATCATTAAAATCGTTAAAGATGTCTGGGTAATACTGTCTTACCATGTCCACTAATTCTGCTCTTATATCTGCAAAGTTTCTTGCTGTATAATTTATTCCTTGATTTGCCATAATTGTCTTATATTTTTACTACGACCATATCCGATGTTGAAAACACCGAATCATTTATTGTATATTTTAACGTGAAAATAGCAGCGTATTCACTCTCTGGTGATTCTTCAACCAAAATCTCATCTAACTGTAAATTAGGTAGGTAAATACTAACCACTTTTTTTATCTCTTCTTTGACACCATTCAAAGTCATCCCATCTTCTGGTTCAAAGATGAATTTTAATAAATCGGTACCAAAATCTGGTTTATAAAGTCTTTGTCCTTTTCTGGTAAGAATCAAATGTAGAAGGTCAGCTTTTATTGCTTGGTTATCGTCATCATTCAAATCTAAGAAAAACCCTTTTTTACTATCCTTGAAAGGATAATTGATGTTTATGTACTTGCCGTTTGCCATAATTGTCTTTATTTGATAAATATGATAAGAAATAATTTTTATAAGTAAATATGGCAAATAAAAAAAGGGTCCAATTGGACCCTTAATTTTTTGTTTATGTTTTTGTTAGCTTGAACACCCAACACACTCAAATTGACTTTCTGTTGGTTTTTCAACTTGTTTTTGTTTTGTGATGTCGATTGCCAAGTGTTTAGCTTTCATCTCAACTGGTTGGCTTCTCAAGTAATACTGACCAGTTTTAAGACCTAGTTTCCAAGCCAAAGTATGTGATGTGGTTAATTTACCCACTGTTGGTGTTTGGAAGAAGATGTTAAGACTTTGTGATTGGTCAATAAACGGTCCTCGTTCTGCCGACATCTCAATAAGTGATTTTTGTGACAATTCCCAAACTGTTTTATAGATGTCTTTTAGTTCTTGGCTAATAACTGGTATATTTTGAATACTACCCTCGTTTTTGATTAATTCGTTAAGAATTTCTCTATTCCAAAGACCTTCGTTTTCCAATTCTTTAACCAAGTGTTTGTTTACCATAGCGAACTCACCACCAGTTACTTTACGAACATACAAATTAGATGTGAATGGTTCAAAAGCTTCGTTAGAGCCGATTACACGAGCCGAACTAGCTGTTGGTGGACATGTAGTAACCAAAGAGTTTCTAACACCGTATTTTTTGATGTCTTTACGTAACTGTTTCCAATCATACATACCAGACAAATCTTCCTCTTTAAGACCCCACATTTCCCATTGGAATACCCCTTGTGAAATTGGTGAACCTTCATAACCGTCATAAGTCATTCCAGTTTCTTTAGCCAAATCACATGATTGTCTCAATGCGTTGTAATAAATGGTCTCAAAAATGTTTTTGTTAAGCGTTCTAGCTTCTTCCGAAACAAACGGTAATCTCATCATAGCAAACACATCTGCCAACCCTTGAATACCAATACCTAAAGCTCTTTGTTCCAAACCACCTTTTCTACCTTCTGGAGTTGAGTATTCGTTGACATCGATTGCAACGTTAAGTGATTTGGTCACCGAACGTGCAACTCTACCCAATTCATCATAGTTGTATTTTCCATCGATAACAAATTTTTGTACTGGAATACTAGTAAGGGTACAAATAGCTGTTGTGTTAGCATCCGTAACTTCCATAATTTCAGAACACAAATTGCTTGAGTGAATTACACCCATGTTCTTTTGGTTTGATTTGTTGTTTGCATGGTCTTTGAAACACATGTAAGGCATTCCAGTTTCAATTTGTGCTTCGATTACTTTCAACCATAAGTCATGTGCTTTGATTTTGGTACCTAAGCCCATCTCTACGGCCTTATTGTACTCTTCCTCGAACTCACTACCATAAATCTCATAAAAAGGCTTTAAACCAGCTTCTTTTATCTCATGCGGACAAAATAGGTGCCAATCACCGTTGGTCTCTACCGCTCTCATGAAATTATCCGAAATCCAAAGTGCTGAGAATAAATCACGAGCTCTAAGGGTTTCATCACCTGTTTTCTTTCTGATGTCTAACACGTCAAAAATGTCTTTGTGCCACGGTTCAATGTAAACAGCACAAGAACCAGGTCTCTTACCTCTTTGGTTCCAGAATCTCAAAGTCTCATTAACAACTTTAAGGTATTTCAATATACCACCAGCTTTACCGTTAGAATTACCAACGTTGCTTTCTTTTGAACGGATATTTGAAATCGCCAACCCAATTCCTTCTGCTTTTGAAGATGAGATAGCGATTCTACCTAATATGTTCAATAACCCTTCTGTTGAATCGTCTGGAACGATTGATAAATTACAAGATGCAATCTGACCAATATTGGTACCAATGTTCATCTTTAATGGTGTTGCTGGGCTTTCTCTCTGGAAGCTCAAATCGTTGTACTTTTCTAGAAAATCTTCTGGTGTATTTGTAACCATAAGAGCCACTCTAATATACATGTGTTGTGGTCTTTCAACAATAGTACCGTCTTTAAGTTTCAAAAGGTAAATATCCTTCAATGAACTCCACCCGAAATAATCAAAATGGAAATCCCTTTTGTAATCAATCGCTGCTTCAATCATTTCAATGTTTTCTTTTACTTTGTTGTAATAGAAATCATTTAACAACCCAGCGTTGTACATTTTCTTTGTCGCTTTCATAAAAGAATCCTCAGTTTCTTTATGAAGCTTTGTAATGGCGATGTTTGCCGCCAACTTAGAATAATCTGGGTGATTCATCGCAAGCGACTCAGCCACTACCGAAATCAAATCATCCAATTCATTGGTTGTCATATCATCAGCAATACCTTGCGTTACTTTGATGAACACCTCATCTGCATTGACTTTCAACCCTTCCGATTGTTTCTTAATTCTCATTAAGATTTTATTGGGGTTGAAATCAATTTTGTTACCGTTTCTTTTTATTACTTGCATCTCTCTACTTGTTTATTAAATTTCCTCATCAAATGAAATCGGTCCACTTAAATCGGCTGCTTTATATTCTGTTGAACGACCCTCGAAAAAGTTTTGTTTTGTTTTCAAGGCAATTTGGTTCATAAAATCAAAAGGATTCTTAGCATTGAATTCTTTCTCACATTCTAATTGAACCAATAACCCATCAACAACAAACTCTAAGTATTGTTTCATCAAATCAGCATTCATACCGATTAAAGATACTGGTAAAGATTCTGTAATAAATTCTTTTTCAATCTCCAATGCAGATAAAAAGATTTCACGGATTCTCTCTGGACTTGGTTTGTTTATGATATGGTTATTCAATAAGTGAATAGCAAAATCACAGTGTAATGACTCATCTCTAGAGATAAATGCGTTGCTATCACACAATCCAGGCATCAATCCTCTAGATTTCAAATAAAAGATACTACAGAATGACCCAGAGAAAAATATACCTTCAACAGCGGCAAATGCCACTAATCTTTCAGCAAAAGAATCTGATTCAATCCATTTCAACGCCCATTCAGCTTTTTTCTTAACTGGTGGCATATATTCTATAGCCTTAAAGCATTTTCTTCTTTCTTCGGTGTCTTTTATGTATGTGTCGATAAGCAAAGAATACATATGACTGTGAATATTTTCCATCATAACTTGGAACCCGTAGAAAAACTTAGCCTCTGTGTATTGAACTTCTTTTAGGAAGTTCTCAGCCAAGTTCTCATTTACGATACCATCAGATGCAGCGAAAAACGCCAATACGTTTTTGATAAAGAATCTTTCGTTGTCTGTTAGTTTGTTGTTCCAATGGTCTAAATCTTTAGATAAATCCACCTCTTTTTGTGTCCACATTGCATCTAATACCAATTCATAATATTCCCAAAGGTCTTGATGCTCAATTGGGAAAATAACAAATCGGTCTGGGTTTGACCTTAATATTGGTTCGTTCATTGTTTTTGTTGTTTAAATTGTTATTGTTGTGTTTCTTGTGTTGGTATTGAAACGCTATCCAAAACAGATTTTCTGTTTTTAGCAGCATTCATTAACGAGTTAACTCTGTTTTGGTTATTAATCTCTTTGTCAGCTTTGTGTTCCGTGTGAGTTCTTGCACCATTACTTTCACCCATATCGATTTGAATTCTAGCGTTGTCAAATCTAATATCTTGGAAAATAAGACCATCTTTACCAAAACGAGATTTAAGAATTGCCATTGTAGCAGTACCCGCCTCTTTTTGGTCTAAGTTTTTCGCAATTGATACGATGAAGTGACCAATTTGACCTTTCTTGATTGAACCACCCATTTGGTTGGCTTCAACCACATCAGCAGAGATAGAACTTCTGTTACCTTGAACAGCGGTCCACCCAGCGATGTCTAACTCTGATAGGAGTGTTTCAAATTGTCTCATCACACTACCTTCACCAGCATTGACATCTTCAAATTTTCTAGATGGTTCAACACAGTCAATGTAGTCTAACAATACGATATCTGGTCTAAACCCTTGGGCTATCAACTTTCTAATATACTGTCTAATAACAGGAATAGTAGTACCATCACTCGAAAACTTTTTGAGTTTAAGCTTACCTTTACCTTTTGTCATTTGAGACACCATTTCCATTAGCTCATCTTTATGTAGAGCCAAACTATTTAAGTCATAACCAGACCAACACGATAAGTGTTTTCTTTGGATAACCTTTGGATTATCTTCAAAGAATATTTGTAAAACATTATAGCCGTCAGACATCGCAGTATTGGCTATTTTGGTCATCATAGTTGTTTTACCAACCCCAAATGGTGCTAGGATAACTGCCAACTCACCTTTTGATAACCCACCATCCATTACTTCATCAAGCCCCTTGATTCCAGTAGCAATCGGTTTTCTAAAATCATCAACAAGCACGTGCTCGATTTCATCAAAGACATCCATTCCGTCATCTTTGTTGTCACCATGCTCCAATGCTTTTCTGATAATAGCTTCAACTTGCTCATAGTCTTCAAGATTACCTCGTTCGATAATCTTGTTAACCATGGCCATTGATTTCTTCATTTCTTGTTGCTTACAAAACCTCATCGCCATATCTTGAACTTTCAATGTGTCATTAAGGTCGGCTTCTTGAACTTTTCGAAGTTGAGAGATGACAAACTTTCTTTGCATGTCATCTTTCACTTCTTCTAATAATCTAAATTCAAGACTACCAACATCTGGCACAACATCGTCCATTGTTTTGGCATCTTTTATTGTAGCAACGATAACTCGTAGGTACTGGTCTTCAAAGTAGTTTGGGTCAACGATATCTAGTATGGAATTTGCGAACTTTCTATCCGTAAGTAATTGTGCTATAAGCCTTAGTTGGTAGTCATGCCCCAAATATCCGAAACTATTTTTATCTATTTTTGCCATTTCTTTTTCTTCTTCTTTTAAAAACCTTTGTTATAATAAATATTTAATGATGACCATTAAAACTCAACAATTGAATAATTTTTTCTACTCATTGTTTGACGTATCTCAGACATGATTGTCGGGATAATTTCTCTAATGTCAACACTAACCTTTGGGTTTAAAGTGAAGAACTCATTGCTAAATTGTGTAGCCGCAACTACTTTTTTATCGACTTTAACTTCGAATTGAAACATATCACCTTTTTTAGCTGGTGCTTTGTAGCTTTCATCGTTTTGATTGAAGTACGGATTGTAGCTATCCCAAAGGTACTGCATCGATTTTTGTTTTAAATAGTTAGGTATGATTCCTAACGTGCCGAATTGACCATTGTTCATTCCAGCGATTTCGTCCATCATTTCTTTTAATTCCAATGATTTCATTGAATCCTCGTTAAAATCAAAGATATGAAAGTATCTTTGGCAAATGATGTTGTTGTTGATGTAAAGTACGAATTCAAATCTTTGTTCTTCGATTTTTTTCGCAACGGGTGCTGTTGTTTTTTCTGTTGTTCCCATATATATTTGTTTGTTTGTTTAAAAAATTAGTTTTTCTCGCTCTATAAGCTTTTTGAAAGGTAAAAGATACTCTGGGTATCGGTGTTCACCTATTGTTTTATCTAACCCATCTCTTTTCATAAAAGTTAGAACGTTTTTTAAGTCTCTACCCGATGAGTCTAGGGTTCCGTCAATTAACTGTTCTAAATCGTTGATACCATCTTCGGTTAGCATTGGTCTTTTAAGGTTTACCAATTGTTCATTGATTTCATAAATGCGTTCACCTTGTACGCCATCTGTTACCGAGTTGATGATGTTGTCTAAAACCTTTAGTGGTTTTTGCTTCTTTGCTAGTCTTTCTTCTTGTTGCTTCTTTGCACTTTCAATAATTTCGGTTAAACTTACTTTTCTCTCTGCCAATTCTGGGAATAATGAAACCAGTGTGGTTTCCCCCAGACCTTTGATTCCTTTGATGCTATCGCTAGAATCACCCGTCATTGTTTTAACCAATGCGGCATTTTCATAATGATAACAAAAATACGAAGAAAAATTGACATTATCAACATATTTTTTCAAATCAAGGAAATAAATTCTAACATTTTCTTGGATAAGCTGAGCCATGTCTCTATCGTTGCTCACAATAGTGATTTTCTCGTTAGCTTTTTTTGTAAGGCAATAGTAGGCTATGAAATCATCACCTTCGATAATCTCATGCTTTAATTGTCTGATATACATTTCGTTTAAGTATTCCCAAATAAGTCTTCGCTGTTTTAATTCAGCTTCATCTATGGGTTGGGTCCCATTCTTGTAGTCTTTACCTCTACCGCTTTTATACGGCTCATAGATTTCATACCTTAGCTTACCGCTAAAGTTTCCATCCCAAAAAACATATACTCTATGGTATAGGTCACCCTCTAATATCATTCTAAGGGTTGTAAAGAATTGATAAATACCGCCAATGTGTTGGCCTTTGGTATTATACTCACCTTTGGCACCGAAATACCCCGTTTTAAACAGGGCATTTCCGTCTACCAATAGTGTGTTTTGAAACTTTTGTGTTTGCCCACCATTACGTGGAGGTCTTTTATTCACAGTGTCATAAATGAAAGGTTAATACTAATTAAGCAGACATGTCTTCTCTACTTAACCCTATTTCTTCTTTTTCGATAATAAAATCATCGTACTCAGTGTTCAAATGAGCTTTGATAAACTCTTTGTGTTCTTCTTTGTACTCATTGATTTTATCTGGTGTCCAGTAACCGTGTGGTGTAGAGGCAATTTTACCTTTTTGAACAACACCGTTAACTTGGTTTTTCTCACAACGAACTCTGGTTTCAACACCGAATTCAAATTCGTTTCCAGCCATAGTTGCTTTCAACTTCTCAGTACTGTGAGTTAAGATACCACCAAAGTGAACAATAAGTCTTGGTGAATAGAAGAACGCCTCACCACCTTTGTGTTTGATAACTTTGTTTTCGTTATCCAACCAAATTTGTTGTACAACAGCAAATGTCGCAGTGTATGGTGAATCTTCTCTTCTTGATGCTGGGATTCTGTAATTGATAAGAGATTTGAAACAAGTTGCCAAGGCTCCAGCGGTCCATTGGTTATTTGTAGTTTTTGATGTAGCACCCTTGAAACAGTTGATTGAACCTACTGAGTCCCAGAAGAACGCAACGTCTCTTGGTAATTCACCTTCTTGTTGTTTGTCAAGGATAAAGTTCATATAAGCTGAAATGTCTTCCACTACTGGCTCATAACGCAATGGTTTAGTACCCATTTTGCTATGTTGGTGGTCAAAGTTTTGGTAACGTTTCAATAAGTCTGGTCCTTGCATAAAGATGAAATCACCTTTGTAGTTGATAATTTCACCAGTTTCTTCGTCAACAACTTCTTCAAACTCTACACCAATGTTTCTTGCGTGCTCCCAGTTCCAGTTACCTTCGGTTTCAAAAATGATAGGTAAGATACCTAATTTTTGACATCCAGCAACACCTTCGTACATCGCAGTTGATTTACCAGTGTTTGAGTAACCTCTAAAACTAGTAAAGAAACCAATCGGAATACCAGGAATTTTCAATGCATCGTGAAACGCCTCTGACAATGGAATCCATGACAATTCTTTATCTTTGATAATGTTATCCAACCCTTCACTTTCTTTGAAAGCATCTAAAGAGAATTCTTTTTTCTGGATTGGAGTCTTTGTCGGTTTTTTTGCCATTTGATTGTTAATATTTGTTTGTTTGTTATGTTAGAACAAAAAAGAGGCAATTTCTCACCCCTTTTTGTTATTGATTAGTTTCTGATTAGAAAGGTAAATCGTCTTCTTCCTCATCGGTTGAAGCGTCAGTAGATGTTTCCACTGGAGTTGTCGCAGCAGCCGCTTGCACGTTTGCTTTTACGTTTTCAACACCCATAGTCAATTCAGACTCTAAGTCAGCATCAGAATTATCAGAAGATAAAGCCGCTTTGTCAACGAATTTTTTCTCTTCTTTGTCCCATACTGGGATACCACCTCTAACGATGATTTCCAAGTAATCGTAAGTTCTTACTGAATAAACATCTTCCCATGTTCTAGCATCAGCTAACCATAAATCTTTCATCTCTTGGTCCTCTGACAATACAGAAGGGTCAAGTGAAGCTACAGCAGACACAACTGGAACGTTGTTTTGATTTCTGTTGATTGTTAACAACAAATCACGACCATTTTCCGCATTTGTAACGTCTTTTTTGATAGCGTTAAGAACACCAATGATTTTGTCATAGATACCCTCTTTACGGTAATCGTGGTTGAATCTCCAGAATTTAACACCTTCGTCTTCGTGCTCTCTGTCAATTACTTTAACAACGTACATTTTTCTTGCGTTGTATTTTTTAGCTAACTCTTTGTCAGACTCTTTACCTGTAGCCAATAATGCTTCACGTGCTTCACAGAAAGGACATGCTTCACCTTTTTCATGTTTTAAACATGCGAATGTTTTCCACTCACCGTCAACCAACACTTTGTGTGCGTGTACCTCTACGAATGGTGTAGAACCATCAGATGTAGGAAGGATTCTGATTTGTTTAGTTGCAGACTTAACACCTTCTGGAATGTAAGTGTTAAAGTAGTTTTTAAGGTCATAAACCTTAGCTTCGGTTTTCACCGCTCTTGGTGCATTGTTTTTTTCATACTGTGCAAGCATAGCATCCAATGCGTTTGTTTGATTACTCATTTTGTTTGTTTATATATTTGTGTTATTTATTTTCTTTCTAAATTCTATACAAATATACTAACTTTCACAGCAAAAGTCAATACATTTGGCACCTTTTTTTTCAGTTTTTTATTGTTTTCCCATACAAAAAAATTTTGTTATAAACAATAAGGGTTAACACTGAATTTATACAAAGATACGACTTATTTTAACATTTTGCAAGTTCGGACAAGAAAAAAAATAGTACATATACTAACAAAAAATAGTACATATACTAAAAAAGCCCCATAAATGGAGCTTTTTGAGATATTGTGAATTTTTTGTTAAATGTCTTCTTCTTCGAAATCTTCTGGATTGACAGTGAAGCTTTTTTTGATGTTCGGTTCACTGTAATCATAATCAACATCATCCTTGGTCAACGTGTACTCTTCTTTTTTATCGTTACCCATAACGTCATAAGCACCATCTTTATCTGCCCAGTAATCAGTTAGTTTCTGAGAGTATGGGAAGGAATTTAATGAACGCATTTCTAGTTTTTCAACTGGTGTTGGGTTTCTTTTAACGATTTCTTTTTCCAAGTCTTCAATCTTAGCAGACACAGAATCCATTCTAGCTATTCTAGCTTCTAGGTCAGATAATTTGCTCATTAACATTTCAGAATTTTGAGCAGCTTTGTCAGCAGCTTCTTTAGCTTCTTCTGAACCTTGGACCAATGAAGTTACATCTACTTCAACAGAGTCGTCCGCTGGTGCTGGTTCTTCAACTGGTGCTGGTTCTTCCGCTGGTGCTTCTGGTTCTGGCATATCACCAACTGGTGCACCATCCACTGGCTCCGCATCAACACCTAATTCATCAGCAACAGCATTGGCAGCGTTAGGGTCCACTTCACCGTTACCCTCAGCGTCTACTGGTTGTAAATCATCTGGTGCTTCTTCACCTTCGGCTTCTTCTAAATCAGTACCCAATAAAAGAGCTTCGTCTTTGTATTCTGGTTCTGATTGTTTACCAGTGTAAAAGTCGTAATTTTCAAGCATCTTGAATCTTTTCAACTCTTCTTTAAGTAATTCTGGGTTAAATTTCTGTTTCTTCATTAGAATAACAATTGTCTTCCGTCTTCTGTTATGATTTTTTTGTTGATTCTTTCAACGAGGCTTTTATCGCCTTTTATTACACAAACACCAGAACTACAATCTAAGTTCGGGTCTTGATTTTCAGTATTCAAAAAACCATCTAAGGCTTTATCTAAATTACTAGCTTCTTTTTCGTTTTGCTTTTTTTCCATGACTGATATTTTTTTGAAAAATATTATCTTTTATTATAAATATCTCAAAATCATTAAAAAATCCTAGATATGTTGAAAATAGTGAGTTCATCGCTATTTATCAAAATCATCTTATTTTGATATTCTTCCCAATTGATTTTAATCGACTTGTTGTCAATGTTACCAATTGAGTCTGGGTATTTTTCTTGGATAAGCTTGTTTAAAGCATTTATGGTGTATAAAGCGTTGCCTTTTTTGTGGATTGGAACCGCACTAGGAAATAAATTCTTAAGATTAAGAGGTTTATCTTCTGGAATAGAAACTTTGAATGTCATAATCACCTTTGATTCGTCATCTAGGTTCTTATAACAAAATACTTTGTCCTTGCTAATCTTAAACTTTGCGTCTAAATAGCTAAGAAACCATTCAACTCTCTCTGGAAATATGAATGAGGCTAGAAGTATTGTTTTGTTCATCTGTTATAGAAAATAAATAAGGGATGTATCGAACTTTATTATCAAGTTCTTCTACACTATTTTTATATTCTATAAGTATATCGCTATCACCCAAAAAGACTGAGGATTCTTGCAATATTTTTTGTTTTATTTTGATAGGATTTAACCCTATGTACTTAAGCAACTTTAAATCAACACCAAAAATTATTTTTTCACCGTAAATGTATATCATTTGACCATCTTGGTAGCTTATTTTATTCTCAATCGAGTACATTTTACGAATAATTTTTCTAATAACTTTTCCGTGATACTGAATTGGGTCCACAAACACATAATTTACATCAGCAACCAAATCTTTAAGGACCTTATTCATAAACCAAGACAAATCCTCTTCGTATTTGTCCCTTTTTTCGGTCCTTTTAACTGTCCAATACAAGTTATCACCCAATTTTCTCTCCATAATGTCGAAATCTGGGTAGTGTTTGTTAACATAATCAAACCCAATGATTAATGTAGGCAATCCATGAATGATTTCATCCATGGATTCCACTACATTGAAGTGTTTTGAAACATTAACCTTGCTATGTGAAACAATATTTGCTATTTTCATACTACAAAGGTACGAAATTATTTTTGATTTACCAAGCTAATTTATCATTTGCGTTGTTAAATCTGTTGAAAAAGTCATTTGCAAACTGACTTCTAGTAAATTGATAACTGGTTTTATATGTGTTGTAACCTTCATTACATTTATGACAAACCTCAACCAATCTAGCAAATTCATATGCAGCACTATTAGCATATTTCTTGGTACCCAAGCTATCATCCAAACCTAACCATTTTTTATATGTTGACATGGTTGTTATATATTTTAATTGAGAATCAACTGTACTACCAACTTCTTGTTTTGAAGTGAATTGTTGGTTCCATTGAATCAAACCATATGATGAATAACCATTTCTATCTTTTTTATTGGTAGCGTTAGGGTTCCACGTACCACCAGTTTCATGATGAATATTACCCATGATACCAGCTGTTTGTGTTTTAGTTAAACCTTGAGCCTTAAAGAAATTTTTAGCTTTGATTTGTGTTTCCAAAACCTCTGCTTTGGTTGGTACTGTATTGTCAACGTCAGAATCAATTCCGTTAGCAATGTCGGTTGCAATCGCTGTCTTATAATCACAACCACTATATGAAGCTTCTTTACCGTCCTTACCTTTAGGGTTTTTAACAAACGATTTAATTTTACTTTCTTTTATTTCTGAAACTGGGTTATCACTAGCTTTGTTATTACCACGACCAGGAATTGGACGTTTTTTCAACATACAAATAGCTGATTTACCGTGATATTCCCAATGCCAGTGTTCCTCACTATCATCACCACTACCTTTACCATCGTTGGCCCAATATGGTTGAACGAAACCGTACTCATAGGCATGGTTGTATAACCACTTCAACGCTGGGTTTTTTTCAAAATTAAAATATTCTGGTGGGCTATATCTACCACCACTAGGTGCTTTATTAGGTATTATGCTACCATCCTTACGTGGCATTTGAAGGTCCATAGCAATACCAAAACAGTGCATTGAATTACCACCTTTGGTTCTAAACATACTAGTTACGTAACCGTATAT